AAAACCCGTACTTGGACTTCGTTAAACGCTACCACAAGGCCCCAGTGGCCTTCGTGGAAGAGGTGCTAGGTGTCACCCCAGACCCATGGCAAAAGCGCCTCCTAGAGCTTCTGGCTTCTGGGGAGCGCAAGGTATCCGTCCGCTCAGGCCACGGCACCGGCAAATCGACCGTGGCCTCGTGGGCCATGCTCTGGTACATGCTCACCCGCGTGCCGGTCAAAGTGGTCGTGACGGCCCCCACGGCCTCGCAGCTTTTTGACGCCCTCTTCGGCGAGTGCCGCCGCTGGGCCAAACTGCTACCCCCCGCCGTGGGCGAGTTGCTCGAGATCAAGTCTGACCGTATTGAATTAAAGGCCAGCCCCGAAGAGTCGTTCATCTCAGCCCGCACCAGCCGCGCAGAGCAGCCCGACGCCTTGCAAGGTATCCACGCCGAGTTTGTGCTGCTGGTGGTGGACGAAGCCCCCGGCGTATCGGAAGCCGTCTTCGAGTCAGCCGGCGGCAGTATGTCCGGCCACAACGCCACGACCCTGCTGCTCGGCAACCCCACCCGCACCCAGGGGTATTTTTACGACACCTTTCACCGCCTTTCCCACGAGTGGAAAAACCTGCACGTCAGTTGCCTTGACTCGCCCCGGGTGAGCGAGGATTACGTCAAGGAGATGTCAAGCCGGTACGGCGAAGGGTCAAACGCCTACCGTGTGCGCGTGCTGGGCGAGTTCCCCGTCGCCGACGACGACACGCTGATTGGCCTTGAGCTGGCCCAGAGCGCCATTGACCGTGACGTGATACAGAACCCGGGCGCCCCGATCCTCTGGGGGCTAGACGTGGCCCGCTTTGGCACCGACTCATCGGCCCTTTGTAAGCGCCAGGCAAACGTCGTGCTTGAGCCTCCTAAGACGTGGAAGAATCTTGACCTTATGGCGCTGACCGGCGCGGTGCTGCACGAGTACGAGACGGTGGACTTCAAGGAGCGCCCCGCGGAGATCCTTGTAGACAGCATCGGCTTGGGCGCTGGTGTAGTCGATCGATTACGCGAACTGAAGCTGCCCGCCCGCGGCATCAACGTCGGCGAGTCGCCAGCCTTTAAGGGGCAGTACATGAACCTACGGGCCGAGTTGTGGGCCAAGGCCAAGGCGTGGCTTGAGGCCCGCGACTGCAAGTTGCCGCGTGACGAGCGGCTCGTAAATGAACTATCCTCGCCGCGTTATTCGTTTATGAGCAACGGCAAGTTAAAGCTCGAGAGCAAGGACGACATGAAGCGCCGCGGGTTGGCCTCGCCAGACGTGGCCGATGCGTTCGTGCTTACGTTTGCGAGCGAGGCGGCGACAGGTGGCGGCGTGTACGCGCCGACGTGGACAAAGGCGGTCAAGAGACAGATTCGGGGGGTGGTATGAGCATTGCGCACCTTGGCGGTTACATTCCAGAGGGCGACCGCGCAACGTGGATGCCTGACATTTGGGGCTATCTTGCGCTGACCTACAACATCAAGTCGGTGATCGACATCGGCGCCGGCATGGGCCATAACATCCGCTGGTGGCACGACTTGGGCTTTGATGCGCGTGGCGTTGAGGGTCACCCGATTGCGCTCGCAGAGAGTCCCGTGCGGGATATTTTGGTGGCGCATGACTACGAAAGGGGGCCATATATACCCGAACGGGAATACGACCTTGCGATCTGCACGGAGTTTGTGGAGCACGTTGAGCAGAAGTGCGAGCAGAACTGGTTTGCGACGATGGCGCGGTGCAAGTATGTGCTCATGTGCCACGCGCTGCCCGGGCAGGGCGGGCACCACCACGTCAACGAGCAGCTGACCGAGTATTGGATCGACCGCTTTTACGAAAACGGGTTCAAGTGCGACTGGATTACGTCGTGCAGATTCCGTGAGACGGATCAGCGGCAGGGGTCTAGCTGGGGCCGCCCGACGCTGCTGTTTTTTGTGAGGGACAAGTGAAGTATTACTGCATCACGCTCGCGGAGACGCCGGAGCGCACGGAGCACGCTCGAGCGCAGGCCGCCAAGGCGGGCATTGAGCTGGACTTTATCCAGGGAATCTTTGGCAAGACCATGCAGGTCAAGTCAGAAATACCGATGCACACGGACTATTACGTCACCCGCGGCGCGACGTGCTTGGTTCTGTCGTGGCACATTGCGTGGCAGATTGCATGGCGCGACGGGCACGAAGAGTTTGTGATCTTTGAGGATGACTTCATCCTGCCCGACAACTTCAACGAACGCTTTGCACAGATTCGGGAAGAGATTCCGCACTGGTGCGACCTTGTGTACCTAAACTCTTGCTGCACTACAGAGAAGCCGGCCAAGAAAGAGTCAACAAATCTGTGGGAGATCAAGTACCCGCTCTGCACGGCCGCGATATGGCACCGCCGCCGCGCAATACCGACCCTGCAGCAGTACACGAAACCCGCCAACACTCCCGTTGATATATTGCTCGAGTGGCACGCGCTGCCGCACCTGCGCGTGCTGACCGCTGTTCCGCCATTAGTCACCCAGGCAACGCAAGACCTTGCGGTGCCGATGCCGTCAACAATCCACATGTGAGGAGATAGATGAATGCTCAGCCCAAAAGACGTCGCCCTGTTTCAAAAGCGCCTCGACAAGAAAGCCCCGGCGAAGCCGGAGTCCAAGAAGCCGCCGGAGCCGAAGCCGCCCTCCCCGCCGAAGGCGGCCTAGTCTTATCGGATCACCTGCCGGAGGGCGCCTTTGTGCGCCTCTCCGTGCCGCAGTCTGAAAAGTTTTTGCCGTGCAACCCGTCGATTGCCAAAAGCGAGACGGGCGAGTTGGCGTGCATGATCCGCACGGTCAACTACGAACTTGGTGAGGAAGACGGGATCTGGTTTCGTGGAGACCCGGCGCCCAATACCCGCAACTACCTGGTCACGTTGGGGCAAGACCTAAGCCAGCGGTCGGTTGAGTGGGTGGACGACCTAATGGTGCGCAACACTCGCGCCCCAACCCGTGACGGGCTAGAGGATGCCCGGCTCTTTTGGTGGCGCGGCGGGTGGTGGTTTACCTGCACGGCGTTGCACCATGGCCCCCGCGTGAGGGGAACGATGGCGCTGTGCAAGCTGAATAAGACCACGGTTGAGGGTTTGGAGTTCCTGCACAGCCCGCACGGTCGAGAGGTAGAGAAAAACTGGATGCCTCTGGTCAATGGCGATCAGTTGTCGTTTGTGTACATGAACCACCCGTCTGAGTCGTATGAGTTCTACCCGCAAAAGCGCAGGGTGTGGGTGGGCGGGTATGCCCCGCTGGCCGGGTGGTCTGGCGGGTCGCAACTGATTCCGTATGAGGGCGCCTACCTTGGCGTGGTGCATCAGCGTCGTAAGCACAAGAATCGCGTCTATTACGCCCACAAACTGGCGCAATACAACGGCAACCTAGAGCCGTTTTCCGCCGGCCGTGAGTTTTACTTCCGCGGCGAGCAAATTGAGTTTTGCTCTGGCATCGTGAGCCACCAGGGTGGGTTTGCGTTGTCGTTTGGCGTGAAAGACAGAGAGGCTTGGATAGTTTCTTTATCAGCGAGCCAAGTTGCCTCACTTCTCAAGTGACAATAGATAGACCCCCTTTTCGGCACGGGTGCCGGTTTTATGTATCAAAAAGAAGGTTCACTCATAGAGCAGTCTGAGGCCGAGATCGGCGCGATTGAGCCGATGGCGGACGAAGAGTTGGAGTCGTTGGTTGGCACAGAGCTGACCGACGCGACGTCATTTGTCGATGCCGAGCTGTCTCCGGTTCGCGCCCGCGCTATTCAATATTACCGCGGCGAGCCGTTTGGTAACGAAGAAGAGGGGCGCTCGCAGGTTGTCTCGACCGACGTGCGAGACACCATCGCCGGCATCATGCCGTCGCTGATGAAAATTTTTTACGGCTCCAAGCAGATTGTCCACTTTTCTCCAAAAAATGCAGAAGATGTCCCGGCGGCAGAGCAGGCCACCGATTACGTCAACTACATCTTCAACAACGACAACAACGGTTTCCTGACGCTGCACTCTGCCTTCAAGGACGCGCTGCGTGGCGCTCTTGGCATTGTTAAGTACGTCTGGGAAGAGAAGGTTGAGGTCAAGACGGAATACTACTCTGGGCTTGATGAGTCCGCGCTGACGGTGCTGCTCTCTGAGCCAAACGTCGTCGGCAGCGCCATCATGTCGATGGACGATCCGTCGTACCAGCCGCCCGTTGACCCGATGACGGGGCAGCCTGCGGTTGACCCCGCTACCGGGATGCCTGCGCCTGCGCCGAAGATTTATGACGTAGAACTGAAGCGCGAGTACAAGGACGGCCGCGTGCGGGTTGAGGCGATCCCACCGGAAGAGTTTTTGATTGACCGCCGCGCTCGCTCCGTTGAAGACGCGACGCTTGTGGCTCACCGGCGCATGATGCGAGTGTCTGACCTCGTGGCCCTCGGCTATAACGAGGAAGAGGTCAGCTCGCAGATGGGTGTCTATGAATTGGACACCAACGACGAATACATTGCGCGTAATCCTTACGCGCAGTCGTATGGCCCGGGTGGCACGCAAGACGATAAGCGCGTGCTGTACTGCGAGGCATACGTTCGCGTGGACTACGACAAGGACGGAATCTCTGAGCTGCGCAAGGTATGCACCATTGGGCCGGGCTACAAGATGGTGATGAACGAGCCCTGCTCGCACGCGCCGTTTGCTCTCTTTTGCCCAGACCCAGAGCCGCACGCGCTAATTGGGCTTTCGATGTTTGACTACACGGCCGACCTGCAAAAGATCAAGTCGGCCATCCTGCGCAACATGCTCGACTCGCTCTCGCTCGCCATCCACCCACGGGTTGGCGTCGTCGAGGGGCAGGCGAACATGGACGACGTGCTAAACACAGAGGTTGGCGGCGTTATCCGCATGCGACAGGCCGGGGCGGTACAGCCGTTCTCCGTGCCGTTTGTTGGGCAGTCCGCCTTCCCGATGCTCAGCTACTTAGACGAAGTACGCGAGACCCGCACCGGCATGAGCAAGGCCTCAATGGGCTTGCAGGCCGATGCACTACAGAGCACCACCCGCGCGGCGGTCGCCGCGACCGTTAGCGCCGCGCAGCAGCATCTTGAGCTGATCGCCCGGATTTTCTCAGAAACCGGGATGCGCGCCCTGTTCAAGGGCATTCTCAAGCTGGTCACGGAAAATCAAGATCGTCCGCGGGTGGTGCGCCTGCGGAACCAGTGGGTGCCGATTGACCCACGGTCGTGGAACTCAGACATGGACGTTGAGGTGGACATTGCGCTAGGCGCCGGCACCGAAGAGCAAAAGATTGCCGTGCTGAACTCTATTGCGCAAAAGCAAGAGCAGATCATGCAGACCATGGGGCCGCAGAATCCGCTTGTTTCGCCGCAGCAGTACCGCAACACCCTCGTTAAACTGGCCGAGGCGTCTGGGTATCGAAACGCAGACGAGTTTTTCCTAAACCCTGCAACGATGCCCCCGCAGCCGCCTCCGCCTCCCCCGCCGCCTGATCCTGCGCAGATTCTTGCAGAGGTTGAAAAGCAAAAGATCATGGCAGACATCCAGAACAAGCAGGCGGAGCTTGAACTGAAGCGCCAGGCAATGCTGCTCGAGGATGACAGGGCGCGTGATAAGCAGGAGGCTGACATCATGCTGCGCGCCTATGAGGTGCAGTTGAAGTACGGCACGACGGTGGACACCGAGGCGCTGCGTGCGATGATGGAGCGGCCGCGCACCGCGTCGCCATCTGTCCAGCGGCCAGTGATCCCAGAGATCACGCCGTTTGATATGTCTCAGCCGCCGCCGCCTCCGGTTCCTCAACAGCCGATGGCTGGTGAGCAGATGCCGCCGGTAATGTAATGCCATGCCACTTGAAACCCTTGAGGTTCCGTCTCCGCCGAATCCAAACGTGCCGCCGGCGACGTATAGCCCTCAATATCACAACCAGCTCAACAACCAGCTCAAGCTATACCTAAACAGGATTAGCAATAACCAGCAGGAAATTGTTGAGTTTATTAGAAGCCTGACGGACTTAAACTTGTTAGAGAAAACAAATTTTGATGCTTTCGGCAGGCTGCGCACGTCAACGCCGCACACATTGTTTGACAGCCAGAACCGATACGCCAAAGACCCGCAATTTAGTGAGTCGCTTGCGGGATCGGCGACGTGTACGCATTTAACTAACGAGTCATCTGTCGCGATGAGCGTGACGACCGCTTCTGGCGACGAAGTTGTGCGTCAAAGCAAGCGCGTGTTTCCGTACCAGCCTGGCAAGTCGATGCTTATTATGTGTACGTTTGCCATGGCCGCTGGGGAAACCAATCTTCGGCAGCGTGTCGGCTATTTTAATGCTAACAACGGAATCTTCCTTCAGCAAAACAACAACGCGCTATCTCTCATTATCCGCACCTATACAGGCGGATCGGCGAGCGACGCCCGAGAGGTAGCCCAGTCAAGCTGGAACGGAGACAAATTAGACGGAAGCGGGGCAAGCGGAATTACAATAGACGTTTCCAAGACCCAGATATTCTTTATCGATTTAGAGTGGCTGGGTGTTGGCACGGTGCGCTGCGGTTTTGTAATCGACGGCGAGTACATTGTTGCGCATACGTTCAACAACGCCAATTCGCTTTCATCTGTGTACATGCAGACGGCAATACTGCCGGTGCGATATGAGATTAAGGCAACCGGGGCGTTGGCTTCGTCAAAGACGCTGAAGCAAATTTGCTCAACAGTAATCTCTGAGGGCGGCTATGAGCAAAAGTCTGCGCTGACGTGGGCTAGGCAGACTGTGCCAACTACCGGGGTTGGGACGTCTTTTGTTCCGCTGACTTCAATTCGTTTGAAGTCTGCAAGCCTTGGCGCGGTAGTTATCCCTAACGGGTTTACGTTCATGCCGACGTCCGCTTCGGATTATTTTGAGGTGGCGTTGATTAGAAACGCTACGCTAACAGGTGCTTCATATTCAAGCCTGTCAACTAATGTAGAGTACGATATTGCCGCGACAACAATGACTGGCGGAGAGATTGTGAAGTCTGACTTTACATCTTCAGGTGTTCTCTCTGGCAATACTATCAACGACCCGTCAACGTATAACTTTGACCTACAGCTTGGGTCTACGATTGGCGGGACTAGTGATGTTTTCACTCTTGCGGTGCGCACGATTACTGGCACCGGAGAGGGGATTGGGGCGCTTTCTTATTGGGACTTGACTGACCCTTAATGGTGAATTTATGAGCAGTTCATTTCGCGGACAAACACAATATGCGCAGTCTCCCATGGGATACGGCGGCGGCGGGTACGGAGACCCCATGAGCGTAGACTTTGGCGGTTATGGCGCCCCCATGGGCCGGCCAAGGGGCGGCCAAATGGGCCAGCCAAGGGGCGGCTCAATGGGCGGAGGCTACGGCCAGTCATACGCAAGCCCGTTTGATAGTCCATTTGGTAACCCGCTTGCAAGCCAATTCGGTGGATACGGCACCACCTTTGGTGGCATGGGGATGGGCGGCGGTGGCATGGGTGGCGGCTACGGCCAGCAGCAGCCTTTGATGCCGCAGTACCAGCCGACCGTAAACGATCTATTTTCGCAATATTTTTCGCAGCAATATTACGGCGGCCAGGCGTTTAATCCGTTTGCGGCCACGTCGCTCTTTGGCGGTGGTTACGGTGGCGGATATGGCGGCGGTTACGGCGGAGGCGGACGCGGAGCGGGCAATCGCATGCGTGATCGTCGCAAGATGTTTGAAGACTTGTTTGCCCCAGAGAAAACTGATTTTGCGCAGCCTGAGCCAACACCGGCGCGGCAGCCGCAAGTGCAGCCGCAGGTGCAACCGCAGGTACAGCCGCAAGTGCAGCCGCAGGTACAGCCGCAGGCGCAGACCGGAACTGGCGGCGGCGGAAGCCGTACTTTTACTGGGCCAAACGCTTTGATAGATTCATGGAACGCGGCACAAGAGGCTCGCCGTACTTACGTTGCGCCTACGCCACCTGTTAGCGACATTCAATATGCAGGCGGCACTCCCGGCTTTTACGATAAGGGCGGCGCAGGCTATTCGCCGGGGATTATGCCGAGTGGGCCTGAAAGGCCGTTCATGCCGACGATTAGTGACCCAGACTACCAAGGAGTCGCTGGGCCGTCTGTGATGCCTGAAGTTCGTGAGCCTCAACCGCTCATAGAGTTTCAGATGCAGCCGTCTCTCGCACCGGCTCCTGCCCCGGCTGCTTCTCCGTTTTTGCAGCCGGGTCGAAGTGCAATCCGTCGTAGCTTTGGAAACAGGTGAT